CTGGAATACGCCGCACCCGCATCGATGTATTCGACAGCGGGATTCGCATTAGTCGGCGGCCAAGGCAATTTCTTCGCCGTCGCCTTCGCAATATCAATCAGCGCCCAAACAGTATCAAAAACCGGAACGGGCTTGTTAAGATAGTCAACGACGGTGCTAACATGATTTGGATCGAGTGCCTGTAGAATGGGTGTAGGAAATTCAGATTGCAATTTCCTTTCAACAGTAACATCCTCCACAGTGGATGAAAACGTGTTGGACACGGCTTGTTTGTTGACTTCCGTGTCTAAAGTCGAAGTGATGTCGGTATTGGGAAGCCGGATTTTTTCGAAGCATGAGCCAGCTCAAACTGCATGCATCTATTCTACGTGAGTGGGTTTGTTTCGGGGCTGCCTGGGGAGTACCCAACCTAAATAGGCCTCCGTAAGTCTAAATAAGTAGAAATAAATAGAGTTACACGCTCATTGACGCACCCACGGTGGAGATACATCGCCGCTACACCAACGTGCGGCCCTCTCATCCCTTGAACGCAAAAGAACGAGATTCTGTGGCAGTGTGACTGCAACTTGTTGGTACAACCCCTCCAGAATTGGAGACCAACGACTCCAAACATCATCAGGGTGGATTGACAATTCATCCATGAACTTGTCAAACTTAGTGCTCCAAATCTCTAAAGACTCTTTTTCTGTGCTCTGACGCTTCAGCCACTGAATGTTTTGCAGAATCGTTTCAAGATCGAGGAACGCAACAGGGGTCCTGTGACCATCCTCAAAATCATAGTAACGAACTGTACGCTTCAAAAAACCAACCTCGAAAACAGTGCGATCAGTACAACTGAAATCAGTAGATTTGCTTTCATCCGTGTAAACATGTCCAAAAACCAAGTAAGCATCGGCAAGAGTTTGATCATTGACGAGATCCAAGTTGTATCCTTTCCAAACACCACGCTTGATCTTGATGACAATGTCATCCCCAAAAGCCAAAACCTCCACAACTTTGTCCTTGATGAGAGTGTTCACCAATTTCTCTACAGCAAACTTATTGGCATCCTTACCAAGAAGGACAATTGAAATAGCCATATAAGTTGCCAAAACATTGGTATAAGTGTTAGTGAAAGTCGTGAGGTACCAACCAGAAGGATTGGAATTGCCCCAAAAGATAAGATTATCCTTTACTTGCGTAAAAACACGAGTGCAAGAATAATACATATTTTTGGCGCGTCTAATCTGATCCTCCGGTAGGTTACCAAAAAGTGAAAAAACTTGCTCGAAAACATCAAATTGAAAATCCATGAGGAACGGTCCAAGTTTCTTGTCATAACCGGATTGATCACCAGCCAAAACACGATAATCGTCAGGAGCCGTCCCACCCATCATGTGAATGTAGTCCCGAAGCTCTTGCTCATCAGCCATATTCATGCCAACAGCGGAGAAATTCTTGAGACGGTTCTTTTGGTCAAGCGACCAATCAATAAAAGAACCAAAAAGTCGACGACCCAAAATCAATGTGGTCAATGGAGCGGCCATGATAAGCCTTGTTTTCAAACTCTTAACCTTCTCCAGAGAGCGAAGCTCATCTTTTGGGAAGACAGAACAAACAGTTGCTATCGGTCCATGGTTCAACCTTTCATACATTTCATCAACCTCCTTGAAGATCAACTCAGCATCCTTCGTGTCAAAAACCCATTCATCCTCACCGAAAGCACTCCTTTTATTGTTGGATTCTAGGAACAACTTGTCCGGGAATCCAGCAGAAGTACCACGATTCAAAGGATGGAGATTTGGCAATTCGGGAGTACCCATCACAGCTTCAACATTCGTGAGCTCCCTCACAATTCGCGGTCTAAGTGGTAAGTTTCTATAGTGAGTCAAAAGTGCGTTTGAAGTACCAGCCAAAACACCACGTGGAGGTTCAATCCAACCACGCGCATACCCAACCATCCCATTCTCAATGGGATCGACAAGCTTTCCTTCAATGATCTTGGGAGTCAAAATTGCGGGCCTCTTAGCACAAGGGGCACCAGCAATCTTGCCATGGAAAGGTGATTTGCCAATCTCAGATTTGTAAATGGGAGGGGGTCCAACTTGACAACGACCAACAACCTGACAATCCTTGACAACGCTCTTGGGCATCTCATCCATGACAACCTTCTCCTGCAAGAATGCGTTGCTATGGATTTCAATCAAATCAGGTTTGAAATGCTCAATAACGTCATCAATCATGTCCTTGGTGATGATGATACCAAAACCAATCGATCCACCAGATACACCCGCAGCATGGACACCCACAAGTTTCGCCTTGGCACGCTTATCATACAAGATGATAGGTGCTCCACAGGCGCCTTTTTGGGTGCCAAAGCTATAGCGTACACAGCCTTTCGACTCGTAAACACTATTCTTTGCAAACGTGGGACTGGCGGAATCAAACCTTGCACCAACTGCCGGCACTACATCATAGCCAACAGCTTCGCCAATTTGCGAGACCTGGCTGACAGTATCACCGGAGTTTTCCCAATAACTCAAACCAACAGTGCGCGAGTTCGCACCATTCCAAGTCATGTTTGAAAAGTGCTGAGTGATCTTTCGTGCCGCGAATTTTTCTACACGGATGCACACCAAGTCTTTGTTCTTGAAGTAAAAGACATTTCTCGGGCTGAGAAGCGTCTCATGCGACATTTGAACAACATACGGGTTTTCACGAGATGCAGCCCTTTTGATAAGAATGTCCATCGGCTCAAGCTTGGTTTTGATGAGCATAGCTTCGTAGATGTGATGATTAGTGATAACCAACTCACCTCCAATAGCCAAACCCATCCCCAAATCGGTGCCATTAGCCAACTCAAATCGCAAGACACTACTCATGACTAATGATTTTGCAAGTGAACAAGCATTGTCATCCATCATTTGAGTCTCAAAATTTTCAACATTCTCCATGGCCTCCTTCTTCGGTTGCTTCATCCAACGATAAAGGAAAATACTGAAAATTGGAACTAAAACAGAAATCAAACTAAACAATTTTGGGTGACCAGAAAGAACATACAAAATGGAAGTATGCACTGCACTCACCATCGTCGAAATGATGTTGACAAAGTTGAAGGCCAAATTCTCGGCCATATCACGAACTCTTTTGACAACAGACGGAATTTTGTGCAATGGGACAAATCGATTGAGGAAATTGTATGCATCAGAAGATTCAGGAACTTTCCATGTGCCTCCAGTATTCAAATACCTAATTGCAGCAATTTGGTATTGAACAATCTCGAATTCACATTTCAAATTCAATGGTCTCTTGACAAATCCACCATCCTCACGAACAGAAAAATCAGAATCAAAAATACATTTTTGGGTATCAAAATCAACTCGAAAATAGTTTGAAAAACTGCGCGCACAACAAGGACAAGCCCAACGAGAACGAAGAAGATCTTCATAAACCTCGACAAACCCACCACAAGTGCCGTTACCATGTTGCAGACAAATCTCTTGAAACTGTTCACTACACGTGTGAAGTAATTTCCTTTCCTCCAATTCGAATGAACCAGGCATTGATTCAACCATAGGAGTGCTTGGACCCTGAACTTCAATCAATTCATGAGGCATTCCATACACAGATGTCAAACTCTCTGTATGCAGCCGTTGGGCTACGGTCTTACGCATACTAAATTGCTTGTCATTATGTGCACGACGATCAGAAATGGATTGAATAATCAAGTTCATTACAGACAAAAGAGTAGGAACACAATCTTTCTTGCCACAATGGGAAGTCATGGAACAAGCGCAGCAAATGTTCAGTTTTCCATTATCAGGGTTGAGGCCCTTAAATGTAATCCAAAAACAAGACTGCATTGTGTAACGAGGATTGCGTGAAATGAAAGCAGAAACCAAATCGTAATCCACACTCGTGCAACCGGCCTTCCGAAATTCGGGTTTGCACTCAACATAAATCGGAAAATGAAGGCGCCTTGTGAGGGCTCCGGGACATTTCAACGTGTTGCTGAGAGTGGAAAATTCAAGCACATTGGATGTTGCGACAACAAGTTCTGGAGTGAACATGATGTTACCCTTGTCTTCCACGGCAGCTTGATTGGTAACATGAGGCATGGTGTTGATCCAATTGATCATCTTGGGAATGAATACAGTGTTTGCTTCTGTATCAGCCCCAAAGTCATCGATATACACAATCGGTTGAGAGTGATAACCGGAATCAAAAGATTCAGACTGGTTTGGTGCCCACACCATTGTGGGACTCATACCATCATCAAGGCTTTTACCATAATCAAAGGCTTTTGATGCAACTCCTTGAATGGTATGCATGGTCAACGCAGATTTGCCAACACCTGGTGGTCCCGTAAACAAAATGAAGAATGGTTCAGGACGTTCCCCAGAATTATATGCTCCACGTCGTATCAGTGTATCCTTGAGGGACACACAAGAACGCAACAGCGAGGCATAAATTCCATTGGTCTTTGCAGCCTTGTCCAATTTGACTGAATTCATTTTCTTGGTGACAATCTCCAAACGGTTACGCAAAGTAAACAACTGTGGAGCTGTGGCGGAGTCAAGAGCTTCTGTGATTGACAAAAGCTCCTCTCGAACAAACTCCATATCAGCCCAGGTGTTTCCAGAAAAATTGGTGTACCAATCTTTGCCAAAAACCTTGGAGACCCAAGCAGTGACATTGTCGATGAAAATGCGCAAATTCTTGAAAGTGTGTTTTTCTGTATTTGAACCAAAATCACCGGCGATTTTGTCGATCTTCTTGACTGATTCATAAATAGACGAAAACAAAGGAATTGAAAATTCAGAACGATCAGAAATCAAACCACAAGTGATGAAAGTCGAAGTCATGAAATCCATGTACCCACGAGTGTTATCAAAGGCCATGTCAAAAACTCCCTGTGTCTCGACCTTAGACAAGGTCTTCTCAGAGAGCCAAACAAAAATGTCAGAAATGAACTTCTTGATATGGTCACAATCAAGCATCAACTTACAAAGCCAAAGGAAAGAACCAAAACAAATACCACGAGAAATGGAATCATCATTCTTGTAAAACCAAACAAAAGTGCCAATTGCAATAGCAACCTGGTATTCAAGGGGTAAAGCAACCTTTGCAGTCACATCAACCTTCAAGCCAGGAGCCAAAGTTTCTTTGATGGAATCACCAAATGCTTTTGCAAGTCGACGTACGGAATCTTCTCCGTCGACATTGTTCTTGGTAGCATCAATGACACTCTTGACAAGATCAGCAGCGTCCATACCTTCAAAAGCACTCGCAACAGAGCTGGCACTTTTGACGGCGTCAGACATGATCTTTGGGAGCATGAAAAATGAACTTATGGCATCAAAGAAACCATCACCAGGGCCTTGAGTTTCAATCTCAATCTTTGAAAATTTGAAAGCACGGAATTTGTTGCGATCTTCATAATCAGCATGAGACTTGAGGGAATCAAGAATGATCTTGCGGGCTTTGAAATTTTCCATGCGTCTTGCATGATTTGCGCGCCCGCCACGCGTGGAACCACAAAAACGCCAACCACTTGCTGGCGAATCATCAAATTCCTTGACAAAAGGGCCCTCAACGGGCCCTTGAACTTCAAATTGCTTGTGGCCCATGGCCAGAACGTGAATTTCACGTTGAAATTTCTTGATCTCACGATTGGTGAAGACACCCTTAGTAAAGGGGTCACAAATGAATGAGGGTCCAGAGCGGACGAAGAGGGTGTTGAATGTGAAAGTCATGTTGGAAATCGGTGTCGGGAAGTTTCGATGTGAAGCTTGAGTGAGATTGATAGTATTGTGAATTCATGGGGTGAGTGGGGGCTGCCTTTACCTACCGATTTACTTCATTACGGTCCGGACATAAAAACGTTAACATCCTCGATCCTAAAAGGAACATAGTCAACGTTGCGGTTCATGTTGCCGCCCAGCCAGTATACTCGAGGCCAGAATAAGAGTCTCTTCCAATGCCGCTACCTATCGGAAGAAATTAAACAAAAATAAACTTATGAATGTATCCAATAAAGAAATGTCCATATTTCGGTTGTACACCCCGAAGAATTAACCCCCGCTTTCGCATGGGGTGCAGAGACAGACTGCACTGTTCAGGTGGTCATTCAAGACCAGTACTCGCAATCAGGTATCATCGCAATATCTTCAACAGATCTCGGTGTTTTATGAATTAAAATTTATTGAAAATGTTTTTGGCTCCCCAACACGGGGAATTAAATAAAATAGCAATAAAGCAAATAAACACACTGAAAAAGAAAACAAATAACAAACGTACTGATAAAAATAAAAAGTTGGTTTGCTCGATAATCCGAACAGAATATGGAAGGAAAAG